CTCCTGTATATCCACTTGCTTCAGTGTTTTTAAGACCACCAAAGTCAGAATAATCAAAAGCCATTTCTCCTGCCAATGTTTGAAAAGCAACATCTGTAGTTGCATCCCAAAGTAGTCTCACACCATCCGCTGGTGCTGTAATTGATACATTGAAACTAACTTTATTAAGTCTAACTTTAGCACAATCTTTACCATTGTTAGCTGTTAAAGTAGAAACATCAACTATCTTAGTTGTGCTTCCTGTTCCATCAGAAACATTGTTATAGTGTGTTATAAGTTTTTTTGATCCGTCAAATACTGTAGTGTTTAAAACTGTATCCGCCATGTTTTGTCCTCCTTTTAAAGAGCGCCTGCATTACCAGACGCTCCGAGTTTGTTTATTTATTATGCTATTGTTGCACCTTGAACTGAAGTTGCAACCCAACCAATAGTACTATTCCAAACTAAAGTAGCTGATTCAGCTACTGCATCGAACGTAATTGTAGTTCCATTTGCAAAAGTAACTGGAGTTAAAGTTCCATCTCCACCATCAACAATCATGTTAACAATTTTAACTTGTCCTGAAGTTGTACCATCAGCTAAAGTTAATGCATTGGCTCCAGTAGTAGTTAGCTCAGTTACCAAGTTAGTTAAATCAACTGCACCAGCACCAGTTAAACCTTGAACACCACCTCTAATAGCTTTTCCATAAGCTGCATTAGATGTGATTGCACCTGTAGTTGCGTTTTTTGTTACGTCTTCAAAACCGTTTTCCGATCGTACCGGTCCTGTAAATGTAGTATTTGCCATATTAATATCCTCCTAGATATCTGAATACTGTCCCTAGGGTTGTCGACTATACGCGTCAGCATTCATCATTTATTAAATGTATAGTAAATTTTTTATATACTAGTTTTGAATAGAGTGCAAGAGATCCTACAGTAAAAGTGCGATTTCAGCGATGTAGCTTTTGTTCTAAGTAGCTACAGAAACTTGCGGAGCAACGCCTTCAACGTTATTCTGCCTGTGGGCAATTTCAGCTTCTTCAAGCTTGATCTTAGTGATAACTTCCTTAACTTTGTCATCAATTCTGACCATGTCAAGAGTATACTTACCATTAGTAAGATGCTCCTGTTCCCACTTCAACTCCAAGGACCTTTTTTGTTTGTATAGGTCTTGTATCATCATTAACCTCCTCATAGGTTATTCGATTTATCTCGTTATTATAGTTGTTCCCGAGATATTCCCAGTTTATACTCTTTTCTCCCAACTTGTCAAGGATTGATTGTTCAAGAGAAATAGCATTATCTTCCGCTTCAATATTAAATTTTGCGTAGTGATCGTATGCCCATATTTTTACTGTGAATTTTTTCATGAATCTCACCATGTTATTTATTAAATGTGGCGGAACTATGTTCCGCCACAAAATTACTTAGTTACTGCTTACGCACCTTCGCAACCAAAGATACCTCTATAGTCAGACGCGCCGAAAGCGTATCTTTCTCTAGCTTTGTATCTAACGTTGCCAGTATCAAAGTCTCCTTCCATTGACGTAGTCAACGGAGTTCTTGAGAACATTTTCATACCATTTGGAACGTCAGTGATTAAGTACCAAGAATCAGCATCAGTTAAGAAATTGTTCACTCTATAACCTTGAGGAACCATTCCCATTGAGTTGATTGCATTGATATCATTATCAGCAGTACCAGTTCTACCTTGAGACTTCATAAGTCTTTCAGCATTGAATTGGTTAGCTGATGGAATGATCATCTTAACCGCTTTTGCAGCTATTCTTAAACCTCTTTCATCAGTCATTTGAGCTACGTCGATTAGCCCTTGTTCTAATGAAGTTTCGTTTAAGTCAGCTTGCACAGCTAAAGTGTTTGCTACAGTACCCGCGATAGTTGGGTGTGCTGTAGAAAGTAAGTTAACGCCGTCACCAGTTTGAAAAGCAGTTCCCGCGGCTACGCCCGGTAAACCATTATTCAAAGGTGCTGCACCTTTAACTTCTTTAGCATTTGACATAGATCTTGCTAGTGCTTTTGTGTATCTAGAAGAAAGTCTGTCATAAAGGTTGTCCTCTATTGCTTCTTCTGTGATAGCGAAAGCTAGCGCGATCGTTTCCATTGTGTATCTAGCAGTGTAAGTTTCTTGCGCGTCGTCGTACGCAATTCCTTGACCTTCTGCTTTTACATCTGCGTTAGCAAAACCACTTAACATTACTTCTTCTTCAAAAGCTCTGTCAGATGATTCTGTTGTATAAATCTCAGCATGCTGATTTTCATACCTTTTGTACTCCAGCCCAAATAAAGCATTTAGGCCTGGTTCTAGTTCTTTAACTAGTTGTGCTCGTGATATTGCCATATTATGCTCCTATTATTGCCACGTAACCGCACCAGTGAAATATTGGTTTAAGTTGTGCGCGACTACCACTGAACAATTCGCTGCTGCGATATCGTTATTTTCAGGGTCTTCTGCAGTTCTTACCAATCTCCATTGATTGTTAGTTGCGTGCCTTGTAGCGTAAGTTAACTCTGAACTTGACTGACCAGATAATTCTGAACCAGCCGCTGTTACAGTTAGACCGTATGTTTTACCATATTCAGCCTGTGCTGCTGCAGCGTCAATCGAAGCAACAAAAAGTTGATTCGGATTGTCAATTACAAAAGCAGTTATATCTTCGCTATTAGCTGGAGTAATAGGTTGGTTGTAGAAATTCGCAAACGTCGGCTTCTTAGTTGAAGCGTCGTTATAGAATATTCCATTCAACACACCTATACAAGTGTTAGTGATGGCAGCTTGTGCAGTTACAATGTATCCAGCGGCGCTTCTTACAGCAGTCCCTTGGAACAGATCAACAGCCATGCCAGCATCAATAAGATATTTGCCTTGACCTTGAGATGCCATTGTTGAACCAACAGTACCTTGCGCGATCAAACCAAAACCTTGTGTGTTTCTATTTGCCATAGTTATTACTCCTTATGAACCTGCCGTCGTAAAACGGCCTCCAGTTCGGTTGATATTATTTCGATGTTAAGAATTACTTCTTGGTACCACCGAAAGTGTGCTTTGAATTCCTATCAACACTGATAGGCATTCTTTTATCCTGATCCCTAAGTAAGTCGGTTTCTACTGACTCGTCTTGACCTTCAGTTTGTCTTCTCTGATAATCTATACGAGACTGTGCGAGTTCTTCGGGTATCCTTGCCAGGAGAAGGCCACCTACTCCAATCACTCCAGCGTATTTTCCGTCTAAGACAGTTGGGAAAGAATCGTCATTGTATTCGTCAGCTCTCACTAACTCATAACCAGATCTCAATCTACCATGAATATTCTTGGTGTCATTGAAACCCATTGACTCTGCTCTTATCCATCTGTGCCTAAATCCGTCAGGCGCTGGTGGTGCATCTAGAGATGATGGGGGCTTATACTCTTTTGGACGTTCAGTCTTTGTCCGAGTCTCAGCCGCACGTAAAGGTTTTTTTTGTTCTTCTTTTGTCATATGCTTATGCTCCTTCCGTGAGTTTTAATTGTTTTGCATACTCTTCGAGTGGCACACCTAATTTTTTAGCTATTGCTACCTGTGAAGATGTGAGTCTCACAGTTTTGCGACCAGGTTTTGCGCTTCTATTGGCTGAAGCCACCGACTGAACGGGTTTGGTCGTCGCCTTGTCTTCATTAGTACCAAATTTATGACCAAAGTCAACTCTAATCCTTTTATCAATTTCTCGATAATATTCATCAGACTTGGGATCAAAACCTTCTTTGTCTACTAAATCCTTATGAATTTCAAACGCAGTAAATGTCATAGCTCTATCTGTTCCGAACCATCTATTTTTTGCTGCCCAATCTTCTGCTTGAGGATCTGCTTCCGGTAATGATTTTGGTGTTTGTTCTGGTAGTCTACCACCATCCGATAATTGTACAGGTGTTTCCTGTGCAACCGGTTGTTTTCTCATTTGCAGATTTGCATTCTCCAACGCAAGTGCTGCAATTTTTTTATTTGCTGTAACTTGTAGATTTGCATCTTGTGATTCTATTGCCATTCTCAATTCATTTTGAGCTGACTCCATTGCACTCGTTACATTCTCTTTAAGTTTTTCAGTATAATCAGAATCAACTTTTTGAAATCTTTCATTATCGATTCTTCTTTTTTGTTCTACAGCATTCGCATATTCAACAGCAGCAGCTTCTCTTCTTTCTGCTTCTCTCATCTTACGCGTAAGTTTTGCAATTCTAGATTGCACACCTCTACTGTAG